CCGCGGAGATCCTCACCCGTTACGGATTAGATCTCACCCGGCAGACCGCTAGCCGGTAGACCTCGCCGGGCTGCGCCACGCTGCGCGGCTGCGCCGGCTCTCGCAGAATAGCCTTGCCTATACCGTGTAGGTAGGTATATGATCGGCCTTGCAAGATCACTACTACCGAAAGAGGCAAGGCTATGAAATACGAAATCGCTGCAACACTTAAGCAGGAACTAAAGATCACGATAGAGGCCGATTCATATGAAGAGGCGTTACGCATTGCAGAATATGATCTTATTACCGATGATTTTGATATCGTCACCGCAGAATTTATCCTAGGGGATGTAATCGAAACTAAGGAGAATAACTAAAATGGATAAAATTGAGTTATATGTAAATAAGACCGACTATGCACTTATGAAATCTGCACTTAATGATCTATTGGATAAAGTAAACACTAATAGTGATTTTTATGGCGTTGCAGGCAATATCACCGAATTACTAAATCAACTAGAAGAGTCTCACTATATTTTGGAGGGTAAGTAATGAACATCAAGGTTACCGATTTTGACGGAGTAAGCACCGGTAATACATATCCAATACATCTGATCCAACACGAGATCGCATTGACCGCGCCTGCCGGCGTTAAGGTTAATTGGCAATATCCCGGCTATATCTCTATCGTGTTAAGTAATGGCACGGAAATTGCTTTCGGTGAATCTCTTGAAAGTGATAGCGGATATTCGTGGAATGATTTTGATAGTGAAGGCACTAACCGTCACGCCGATTCTTTCGATGATCTTAAAGATATCAAGGCGATAGTAGATAAATTATGGGAGCAGACCGCTCACATCATAGAAAATAAAGGAGAATAAGAATATGAACGCTATTACTAACACTAAAGATCTACCTACTCTACTTAATGAATTAGGCGTTACCCTTAACGCGGTGGAGATAGATCACCCCGTAAGTGCGCCTAAGTGGGCACTAAATCACACTACCGCCTACCGCGTAACCGTTAAGTATGACGGTAAGCGCACTAGCCTTTATTTTTATTGCGGTTATGGCGTAAAGAGTGGCCCTAGCGTTGCCGATGTAGTTTACGCACTAGCGCGAGATTATGACTACACCGCCTACTCTATGGAAGAATTCGGTGGAGAATTCGGGTGGAATTTTGAGACTAGAGAGACCTACCGCGCCGTTAAGCGTAACGGTGCTAAATTTAAGCGGTTATTCTCTAGCGATGACGTGCGCCTATCTATCGCCGAAAGTGAATACTAATATGAGACTAACTAGGCGCGGGCGTATCGTAAGGGCGATCTTAATCGTGGCCGGAATAGCCCTGCTCATATGGGCTAGCGGTCATATCTGGTACACCGGTACCGGTTATTGTGTCGGGTCAATGACTAAGTGTGTCGGGATCTAGGGCGCAGCACGGATCGCCGGCTATAGGTTATCTATCGCTCTCTCTACAATTGCGAGAGAGGGCGGTAGAGGGCAGATAGCTCTAAATAGATAAGAAGGAGAGAGGGTTAGATTATGAGCGCGAGAGTGGAATTACTTATCACCCGTGAGGGTAATGCGGTTATCGGTAATTTTTACCGGATCGTCGCATATCGTGAACATATGCGACTAGGAGAGAGGGTCTACGCCGGCTATACTAAGCGCGAGAGCGTACGCCTAGCGCGTGAGCTAATAAGAGAGAGAGGGCGATTAGACTAATGGAACACGCAGACATCTATGATATGGATTTTGATGAGCTAATGGATTATATTGGCGACGGCGATCCTGCGGAGATACTAGGCTAGATATACGGTATAGTACGGCACGCAGCTAGGCTATAGGTTATCTCCTATCCTCTCTCTACGGTAGAGGGAGAGGGTAGGGGAGGGCAGATAGCCCTAATAGATACGAAAGAGGGAGAATATGAACACGATAGAAGAGAATAAAGTAGCGGTAAATTATGTCGAACTAGAGGGAGAGAGCCTATTAACACTATTAGAGGGAGTGAGCTCTCACGCCGGCAAGGATAAGAGCCTGCCTACACTTAACGCGGTGCATATAGAGAGTGAGGGCGGGCTATTTAAGGCTAAGGCTACCGATAGATACCGTCTAATCGAGGGTAGTCTGCAGAGCCTAGACGGGCGACTAGAGCCTAGCCTTATTCCACTCTACGATATTAAGAGAGTGATCGCTCTATGTAAGGATCATAAGGCTAACCTAGTGCAATTCTCCCGTATCGGGGACACAATTACCGTATCCTCACTAGGTGACGCGATTACCTTTACCGTATTAGACGGTACTTTCCCGCCTACTGAAGAGCTATTAACTAAGAGTGAGGGAGAGCCGGTAGCGGTAGAAGGCGTAGCCTTTAACCCTGCGTTTATGGCCGATTACGCTAAGATCGCGGGTAAGAAGGCAGCTATTAAGGTTTACTTTACGGGTGAGGGTAAGCCAATGCGCGTAAGGATAACTAGCGACACGATTACGTGGCGTGCATTACTTATGCCAATGCGCTATACCGATTAAGAATAGTGGCGTATTATCGCACTCTATCTATACGGTAGAGTGCGGTAATATCTTACTAAAGCGGTGAGATAGAGAGAGGGAGAGAGTAATGCAGCTACAAGAGATAGATACCCTACAAGATCTAAAGGTATGGGTAGAAGAGAATATGTCGGGGGCTACCCTCGCAGAAGATACGGCGGGTAACCTAGTTATCCATCTAAATCTATATTCCACTATGGGCGGATACCTACACGAAAGAGAGGGAGAGTAATGAGCGATCACCGGTACGCGGTTGATCCGGCCTTCGATGATAATTCTGAATGGATCTCTTGTGATACGTGCAAGAGAGAGTATGACCGCAGGGAATATAATTCTGACGCTTGCGTTGAGTGTGAGAATAAGCTAACTATCAAAGAGAGAGAGGGCAAGTAATGAATGATGTAATGGAGTGGAGTGAGCGGGTAGAATTGACTCACGCTGCACAAGTAGAACGATTCGGTTGGTGCATATGCGAGGGTACCGACGGTCAAGGTCATCTATCTGATGATTGCCCAGTAGAGGGAGAGGGTAAGTAATGAGCAGAGAGTTAGAAGTATTAAGAGAAGAATACAAGCGAGCAGTAGAGAGTCCTTTATTCGACGATCCGAAAGATTATTGTGTATTACTAGATCTTATCCAAGATCGCATTGACCAGATTGGGGAGAGTAATGAATAAAGAATATCTAATAGCTAAGGCAGATCTATGCAAGGATCTAGCCATCGAGCAGATAAGTAACGGAGATAGCGAGGCCGGCGTTGAGAACCTTAAGCGTATGATTAAGGCGTTAGAGGAGATCAACTTCATCAACTACCTAGAGGAGAGGAGAGGGCTATGAGTAACTTAATAGTGGTAAAGACCAAGCCTTGCTGCGTATGCAACGAGTATGAGATCTGGAGTCTGGATCAAGAGCTAGTAGATAGGTGGCGGGGAGGGGAGAATATCCAACGGGTGTTTCCCGATATGAGCGCGGGGGAGAGAGAGGTGCTGATCTCCGGTATCCACCCTGCCTGCTGGGATACCCTATTTCCAAAGGAGGACGATGATGAGTAACTTCTATTCAACCAACCCTGATCTGATCTATCTCTATGAAGTCACCGATCAGCAAGGCGTAGCCATATGGGGAGGGGAGAACATCAAAGATATGTTCGACTGGTATTGGAGATCCCCACAGGGGGCGAGGGTATTCATCTCCACGTGGGAAAGTGATGAGGAGGACGCTCAATTAGTGGGCAGACCTATCGAGATCACACCTATTGTAGGGGTTAAACTATGAACTTTACTATCGGGATCATCATAGTATTACTGATAACATATGCACTTATAGTTATGGAGGAAAAGGTCAATGACGGAGATCGCTAGAAGGATAGAGTCTGCCAAGCGTAGCGCGGTGGTCTATCGCAATTACCGGCGGGCAAGGGAGAGGGCGATGACTCGCCTATCCAATGCTTACCCTGAGACATACAAAGAACTGCTCGAACAGGAGAAAATTGTAGATGAACAGATGGGTAAGAAGTGGCTCGATATTGACGGCAGCACTGGTCAGTCTATGGATCTTGACTCCAGCTCATCACCTACGGGTGGAGGAGAAGGCGACCAAGCCATCTCCAGTCCAGACGAAGGCAACAATGGAGGAAAAGCGTGAGAACAAGCGAATCACAAAGCAATATAGTCGCGCTCTCGGATATACGCAGAAGCAGACATCGTGCCTCATCACCTTATGGACCCGTGAGAGCCGGTTTGACCACCTCGCAGACAACCCAAGATCATCAGCTTACGGAATTGCTCAACTCCTTAGAGAGAGAAGTCGAGAACCTGAACTTCAAATCCTTCACGGTATACGATACATTGGTCATCGCTATAGAGGCGATGCGTGTAGCGCTCTCCGACACTCAGACAGAAGAGGGTGGTACTGATGCTGACCGGAGTTAGCCTATTCGCCGGAATAGGTGGCTTCGACTTAGCTATGCAGCGACAAGGAGTAAAGGTCGTTGCCTCGGTAGAGATAGATAAGAAGTGCCAAGAGGTACTGGCACACCGCTTTCCAGAGAGCAAGATATTTGATGATGTAACTACAGTTAAGGGAGAGGATCTAATAAATGCAGGATTTACACCAAGCACAGGAATTATTACAGGAGGATTTCCCTGCCAAGACCTCAGCGTTGCTGGCAAAAGGGCTGGTCTTGCTGGCGCAAGAAGCGGGTTATTCTGGGAGATTGCAAGAATTGTGGATGAAACGCAGACAGAATACTTCGTCATCGAAAACGTCCCTGGTCTGCTATCCAGTAACAACGGAGCAGATTTTGGAGTCGTCATCGGGACGATGGCCGACATCGGGTATTCTATCGGATGGCGTGTGCTTGATGCTCAACACTTCGGAGTACCCCAGCGCCGGAAGCGTGTCTTCATCGTTGGCAGACGTGGTTCAGACTCAACCAGTCCAGCAGAAATATTATTTAACAGTCAAGGCAGCAGAAGGAGTGCTTCGCAGAAGCAACAGGAACGGGAAGTTGCTACCGGATCAGCTACAGAGAGCATTTGAAGATGTGGTACGTAAAGAGCAGGAGAGCGCAACACAATGAAGATCACGAAACCTGGATCGAAGGCGGAGTGTGTCCTACCTTGAACGCATTTGATAATAACGCTGAAGTAAGAGCAACGGTTCTAATCTTTGAAGCTACACGAGTAGACGATACTCGTATCTATGATGGCTACTCTCCGACTGTAGCCACATACTGGGGAACAGGTGGGGCGCGAGTGCCTTACGTGATCCATCAAGAGGTGCCGGTTCGTAGACTCACACCTATCGAGTGTGAAAGATTGCAGGGATTTCCTGATGATTGGACTGAAGGATGTTCTGATTCGGCTCGTTACCGCCAGATCGGAAACGCGGTAGCAGTACCAGTAGTGGAGTGGATCATTCAGGGTATATCTGATACACTCTGAACTGCCCTCCTTTCGAAGGACTAGCCCTCACCGTTACCTCTTTCCGGTGGGGGTTAGTGCTTTCTAGCCACCGTTACTGTAGAACCCTGGACCCTTGAAGGTGATAGCCGGCGAAGACCAGATACGATACATAGAATTGTGGCAGTCAGTACACATAGGCTCAACGATCTCCACGTGGATAGACTGTTCAATCTCTCTGGTGCTACCGCAGTCACACTTAAAAGCATAGATCATAACTTAACCGCCTCATTTATATCTAAGAACCCTACTGTCTTATCAACTGTAGCCCTGTTAGCAAACTCTGATGTAGCTGGCATTGGATATACACCCCACTCTGGCTCTGGCATATCAGTTAAATCAAATGAATAGATACCAAGTGGAGTCGAGTTAATATAATAAGGCAAGAGATCTCGGTGATATGCCTGAGTAATTAACTTCTCATACTTTGCTTGTTCTATAAGTAGCGTAGGATAATGGGCTTGACGACACTTTAACTCTATGAAGTGAGCAGCCTTCGGACTGATGCAGTCAAAGGCATCGTATATTCCTGGTGCTCGCTCAAGATCTGGGTAGAGATTCATCTTGAGAAAGTCAAAGAGTATAGCTTCGTTCATCGGAAAGGTGTCTCCCCACCTAACTCATCTTGCAATCTACGCAGGGAGTTGGTACATCTACGATCAGCAGTAGATACTGCACACTCTAGGTACTGTGCTATCTGCTGCAAGGTAGCGTTATCGTAGTGACGCATACGCAATACAGCCTGATCCTTCTGGTCTAGTTTAAGAAAACACTTCTTAATATCTATCAGGCTAGCAAGTAGGTTGCCACCTTCTGCTGGGCTAGATGATCCGCGTGGTTGACCATCGTTAATCATCTCCTGCATCTGCTCTAGCACTGTGCCATCTATGACTGATGCAATAACAAAGGGTAGTAGCTGACCGAGGGTAAAGGTCTGGTAATAAACTTCATCGTTGATCTGATAGCCAGACTTGTTGGCCTTCTCCTTGCGTGCATAGCGTTCGACTGCACGCTTCATCTGCCAAGCGATACGGCTTTGGTTATGTTCTAATTGCTTAGGATCTTCAACGCTCATCTGCTCAGTGATGTAGGCATTACGAGTAACAGCCCAAGCGATACACTCCTGAGTAACATCATCTCGTTCTACCCAATGCTTGTAGCGCCGGTGTACTGCGTAAGCAACAGACGGCGCTAACTCATAGACAATAGGGTGCAGATCACTCATCAGGCCAGGTTTCATCAAGCACCATCATTGCAATGGCAGAGTAGTTCAATAGATCAAGGAATGAATCACGCAAGGACTCGTTGCTAGGCTGCACTCCTGAGTCAAGCAGGTTGTTGATGCGAGCTATCTTATCCCACATACGTACACGCAGACCATTAAGTGGTCCACCTGGTGACTGAGCAATATTCTTTGGACCGTAGTCGTGATGCTTACGAATGAGTAAGTTACCTGCTGCATCCATAATACTCCAGACATTGGTAGCAAACTCAGGGTTTACCTTGTTGGTGTAGGTCGTATCAAGATAGTCTCGGTTGCCGTATCCACTTCGAGGATCTGGAAGCCCATATGCTGTATAGTCTGTAGAATCATCTGCCATTCTTCTTTACTCACCCTTCGGTTCACCTACTAGCAACGCTCTGGTGGCATCTGCACCATATGCTAGGTAGTAATCATTGATATCCATACCTGGTGGTAGTGTAACAATAGTTGAGTTTAATATCTCATTGGCGACACGTTTAGCAAAGTCTGCCCCAGGGTTAGATCCATCTTCTTTAATATCATTATCGCCTACAACAAAGACTGTCTCATAGCCAGTAAATAGCTTAGGAAAGTGTGGCTTCCAAGACTGTACGCCAGGTACTCCCACTGCTGGTATACCTAGCATCCCGCTAGTGATAACAGTATCTAACTCACCTTCACAGATAACTATGTAAGGCGACATAGGTATTACATCTGAGACATTGTAAAGGTGTGCCTTCTGCCCAGTAGGAGATCCATACTTAGGCTTGCCATCATCTACACGCCTGAACTTAAAGCCTACGCAACTGCCACCGGCGGTGATGTAAGGGATAGAGATCCATCCTTCATACATCTCGTGACCGTTGATCGGATCAGTGACTGTGCCTAACTCAAAGCGAGCAGCTACTGTCTCAGATATCCCACGTTCGTTTAGAGCGACTAGAGTTTCTGGACTTACCTCTTGAGCGTATCTCCGCGCCGCTTCCAGTAGCAATTTCGACTGCGCGTTTGAGGCCATCTCTAAACTCCAAGTTCTCTATGATGCAGACAATGTTGACTGCGTTGCCACCCTTACCGCAGGTGTGGCAGAAATATAAATTGTTATAGGTATTGATTACAGCAGACCTGCGAGTATCACTATGTAAGCAACACTTGACCGATACATCTTGTCCTTCTCGTACTTCCCCACCAAAGTAGGTAACGATGGGACCTATGGGGATTGAGTTTGCATCAGTGGAGTTGGAACTCCCGCGACCTTTACCCAACCTTGACCAGTCTTGTGCTGGCATACGCATCCTTCACACTTCTCGTGCCAATGTGTGGCACGCTTGAGATGGTTGAGTGAGTTCTCCTCACCTGCCTTGAGACAGTAATCGCAGATCATACTTCATCCTCATAGTAATCAATCCATACTGAATCCTTCTTGTAAAAATACCAAGAAAACTCACGACCAAACAAGATGATGTGCAAAGAATAATCTGCTTCATTATCTTTGATTAAACCTATGTTGAAGTAATCTCTAATGGTTGCAATCTTGAGGGTTTGAAATTTACTCTTCATCTTCTGTCTCTTCCACTTCTTCGACTACTTCTTCGACTACTGGTGCAACTTCTGGTACGAGTATCTCTGATGTTGTGATTGCTCCATTTGGTACAGCCATTGTTGTTACTACCTTTCCCCATCTCTGGGATTGTGTTATCGGTTTACCACGTTGTGCGGTACGCCGTCTATTTTTAAGTGGCCTGATTGTTGACGACACTAGTGCCTTCAACCCATTCTTGATGAAAGATTCCTTTTTCTCTGTGCTTTTTTAACAAAGTATGTATACCTTTTTCAGCGGTGCCACCAATAATAAGTCCACACTCACATTCAACTGAGTAATTCGGTGGATTATTGATGTAACCTATTCCTTCATAGTTCATTGCTTCTCCTTTAGCCATTGTGCTAGGTCCTGAACGACCCAGGCTTGACTTATGCCAGCGTTGCGACGCTTAACTACAACATAATGCAGTGGCACTTCCCCGATACCACGAGCCTTAGCGTAGTTAAGCGCCTCAACTTCTGCTTGCCTCCAGAACTCCGGCAAGTCTAGTCTCGCCGTGTTCTTGAGTTCTAGTATGTAGGTCTGTCCCGCGACAACACATACTAAATCTCCTTCGTCATCTTTACCCGCTAGACGTAAGCGGTCAGCTACTTGACCCATCTTGCGTAGCCACTTCATAACATCTATTTCAAAGGCAGCACCCTTAGCCTTATTGTACTTCGGGTTGCTCATCTACCAGTACTACCTTGTTGATCTTGTAGACCACGTTACCTTCTTCATCCTTAACTAACTCAATGATCCCTGATTGGAGCAGAGCACCAGCAAAGTGAGTTAGATCTACCTTGATTGCATCAAGATCTGTACGTAGTGTCTCGATCTTAATATTATCTCGGTACTTATTTGATAACTGTTGTTCTTCAGCCATTTAATTCCCTATCTTCTTGGATGATATAGTTGCCTTGATAGCCATTGACTACATCATTTCTAAGCATAACACCCCAGGCGTTTTTATCTGATATTTGGCAGGCAGCATAGTTTACAAAGAGAGTCACATAGTCATTGCCATCGGCAGTGTGTGGCCCAAATCGGTTCTTTACTGCAGCTACCTTGAGTTCACCATTGCTTGGGTCATAACCTAGCGTCAGGATCAACGCCGGTAACTGACTTACCTTGCCGTGAATAGCACGTCTAGCAGGTGGTTTAGATGGTGATCCGTACTCACTCTGCTCAGATACGTGGTGCAGTACCAGTACGCAGGCTTCAGTCTTACGTGCCATATCGTGCAACTCCATCATAATCGCACGTAAGCCAGCCCACTCATTGTCTGTCTCTGCTGCCACATTCATTAAGTTATCTATGACGATCAGCTCTGGAGCGTGACCATAGAGTTCAACATATGCCCTGATCTCTAACTCAATATCATCTAGTGAAGGGGACGAATCAAAGACCCACTTGATATGTTCTAACTTATCGAAGTGCTTATCGTAGTAGTTCTTGTTGTTAGATAAGTTCGACTCTACCGATACCTGCGAGTGACCAGATGCAGCAGATGCTGCTCTCATCATTACAGTTGTAGTATCAGTATCTGCTGAAAAGAAAAGCGTTGGTACATCTGCCTTCATCGCATAGATGAGTGCAAACATAGACTTACCAGCGTTAGGAGCAGCAGCTACCATACAGACTTGTCCTCGCCGGAACTTAATCTGCTTGAGTGCTAGCCCCTGCCACACGTCAGGAAGCGGAGTTGCTTTGGTAAGCACCCCACTCCAAGCACGTGATAAGTCAAGCAACGCTTCCCCCCTCTAATACTATCCGTCGTTTACGTCTAATTATCCTGCGTTCGCCTTCAGCGATTCCTCCCCAGATGCCGTGCATCTCATTCTGTATTCCCCACTCAGCACACTCTGCCTGATGTGGACATCTTCTACAGATAGATTTAGCCATAACCATCTCGGTAGTGTTGACGCTCCCAGCCTCCTTCTCAGGAAACCAGAAGTCGCCACCGACTGTAGCGCAAGCAGGGTTCTCATAGAACCGAGGCTCGCGCACCGATCATCGAACCCAGATAGTGTCGCACTTGTCTGTTGCACCCTTTGGTGCAGCACACATATAGCCCTTCCAAGGTCCCTTGCTTGATGTTCCCTCACGAAATGCCATCACTCCGTGACGACAGATATTGTTTCCATCCTGAGCTGGTGCTGATGCAACTGGTGTTGCGTTAAATGCTGCAGCAACTGATGCAACTGTTGGTGCTGGTGCTGGTGCTGCGCTAGCACCTAGTTCAACACCAGTAGCACGAATGTTGAGTGCGTTCATAGCAAGATCTGCTAGTCCAGATTCTAGTTCTGTAACTGTTGCAGCATAAAGATTGATAAGTGTTCCATCAGGTAACTTGTAGTTAACCTGGAACTTTGTTCCTTCTGTAGCCATTTACTTTCCTCCACTTGGTTTGATGTTTAGTCTTGCTGTCTCTTCACCGATACTCACTGGGACATAACCAATAAGTTCTTTTACTTTATCTTTATCAACTGTCTCACGACCTTTGACCTTTGTCCAACTGATTTCAATACCACTAGCTGTAACACCAATGGTTCCTTCTAAAGATGCTTTCAAAGAATCCTTTTCTTTTTCTAACTCTTTGATCTTGCTATCTAACTGTATGTAATGCAGTGCATTTTTGTCAACTTCTTCGTCCTCAATGATTACTTCACTCAGGACGATACGTTCTTTTTTTAAGCCAACACAACCCATCGTTCCCGATGCGTCATAGTACTGGCAGTAATGCTTACAGAAAGATTCATCCTTCTCAGGTTCTGGAGCTGACTCCATCCTCTTGACTTGAGTTAACCACTCCAAAGCCTCTAGTGCAACATCTTCATCGTAGGCTTCTGAGTGAACCTTTACATCCTTCTCGGCACCATCACGAGCGATAGCAACTAGGTTCACAGTGTTGACTGTGTGACCGTTCTGCGCTAGTAGATACCCATAGATCTGCACCTGCCAACGCTGTTGCTTTGATGGGAAGTAAGAAAGGTTCTTGACCTTGCTGGTCTTCCAGTCAATGACTGCGCCGGTACTAGGTATGAACAAGTCAATGTGTGCTTTCATATCGCCGTGCTCTACTGCAGTCTCAACTAAGTAATCTTTACCATCTGGATCTAAGTGACCGATAGCATCTTCGATTGCTGCGTGAATAGCAGTACCCATAATTGCAGCCAGCTTTGACTGGTTCTCATTAGTCTCTGGTTGTCCGTTCAATCGGTACCAGACCTTACGACGGCAACCACCAATCTCTGATGGACCTACCTGTGTCTGTGTACTGCGATCACGAGAGGCATCCTTAGCGTGGAGCACTGTTAATAGCAGTTCTTTAGGATCTGTAATCATTGCGGGTTCCTTACGATAAATGCAGCACCTGGATAGTTTGCTGCTTCTAACTGTTGTGCGATCTGCTCACGCAGTTCTATCTCCATAAAGATCGGTGCTGCTGATCTACGACCAGATTGTATTGCTTCTTCTATTGCGAACTTAATAGTCTTTTCCATTATCGGATATCGTCTCTATACTGTAGAAACGCATCGAAAGCATAAGCGCAGACGAAACCAATAAGCAAACCAAATAAAAATCCAAGCATTGTTCTATCCCTTCTCTTGAGTAACTAATTGAATCGGAGGACAGGTGTTCACGTCAAGTACCGACGCGATCTTTATTGCTCGCTCTGCTACCACCTTAGACATCAGCAGAGACTTATACGATCCTGGCTTGAGCGAGTAGAGATAGCCCAAGGCAAATGCTCCACCGCTACCGGCTGAGAAGAGTCCACGCTCACTGGCGTTAAAGGATAGATCTGATCCGATAGAAAATAAGTTTCCATCAAAGGCGATGAGGTAAGCGTAGCTCGATTCCTTATCGGATGGATCGTATCCATTATCCTTAAAGGCAGCGTAGATACTAGGCAGTACTCGCTTACCCATCCACTCAACGGGATCATAGTTCTTATACGTTGGTGGTTTCCAATTAAAGGCGAGGATATCTCCAGGACGTGAATCGCCCGTGATACCTAACAGGTAATCACCCACGTGAACGATCTTCGGAGTCTGCGTAGATATGATGCGCTGATCGTTATCGGTGATCTGACTATCGGAGGCCATCACTACGAAATCAGATCCTTGAATACCTACCAGTGTCGTCATTGGCAGATCATATCACGGCGTGTCGCAAGACACACATCTACCAGAGCGTGTGTACAATATGAGCCGTAGGCGAATAACAGTACAGCGGCCCTTAGCGGGCCGAGGAGTGTGAGGAGGCCCGACAGTATGCGGCTCCGTCTACTCTCCCTGCAGAAATTCAGAAGCAGGAACAAGACCTACGATGGCCTTCCTGACCCCTTTGGAGCCGATCTGAGGGGCTTAGGCCCCGTCCACGCCTGTACCTGTGGCTGCACTATGTTCAACATCCTGGCAGCCTTTGAAGACTACGACATTGCTTGGTGGCACCTCGACGGAACCTGTGCCAACTGTGGAAATTTGGTCACTATTCCCTGCCCTGTGGATAACCCTGATGGACCACAAGCTAACGGATATTGATGAGACTGCAAGGACTGGTACCTGTTCAGTCTGTGGTTTTACCAAGATTAAACTCAGAGATAAGAGCCGACCTCTTCAAAGCAGGTACCGGTGCAAGGCAGTCTATAAACGTAACATCATTAAGAACCAGTACCCATACGCAGTCCATAAGAAAGATACCTGCCAGAAGTGTGGCTTCATTCCAGCACACATCAGTCAGCTCGACGTTGACCACATTGACGGTGATAGATGGAACAACGACCCGTCTAATCTACAGACGCTCTGTGCTAACTGTCACCGCTTAAAGACACACTTGCATAACGACAGTGACTCTGGTATTTTTTAGAGCAGTGGGGAATCCAAGTACCCACGAGTGCTGGACTAAACCTCTACAGACTTCGCGGCCTGTAGGGGTTTCGTTCTTTTCGGGCATAAAAAAAGAAGGCCGGTCCCCGTAGGGACCGACCTCCTGTTGCCTCGCGCTGATGGGCTAATTACTTAGCACCACGTCCAAACTCTGTTGCCTTTGGGTCTAGTGCCTTGAGCAATGGACCTGCGATAGCAGCGATACCTGCTGTTGCTAAAGCCTTTGGATCTGTAACTCCTGCAAGGTATAGCGCAATTACTGACGCTACTCCTGCACGGAGGTATGTTGCGAGCATTGATTTCATCTTTGCGTTCATTGGTTCTCCTTCTTCTTAGGTAAAGGCTTAACTGCTGCCTTCACTTTGTTGATAGCCTTTGGCTGGGGCAGCCAAGGGAACCAAGGAGAAGTATCGTTACCGCACTCTTCCTTGATCGAAATATGTAGGTGCTTGTTGTGTGGGTTGGAACCTGTGTACTTGCGTTCACCCTTTTCTGCAGACCAGATTCTTCCCTTGAATATCAGGTACTTAACTCGTGGATCTTTCTGTAGCTCTAGGTAGATCACCGCACAAGCAACT